AAGCTGTAGCGGGTCACGGAGGCCTCGACCCCGTTCTGCTCGCCAGTCACGACGCCCATGCCGGTCTGGCTCTTCACGTTCGCCCACACGACCGCCACGTCAGTCCAGGCCTTGATCGGCTGGCCTGCCGTGTCCTTCACCGCCCCGTACTTCTGGATGGTGATGCGGCGCGTGCGGGCGCCGGCCCTCTGAACGGCCATCAGGCGATCGCCGGATCGCGCGAACGGGCCAGCAGGCTCTTGATCGCGGGGCTGAGGACCTGGTTATCGCTCGACGGATCTTGGAAGAGGCCGACCGCAACCAGCCTGATGGCGGACAGCACGACCCCCGGGAGCACCATGTCGTCCGGAATCAATGGAAGCTTGATGTAGTCAAGGACAATGGCGGTCGCGCGATCAATCAGGTCCTGGACCTGCTCGTCAGTGACCTCATCGTCACAGCGCATGTCGAAGCGCGCTTGCGCGACAGTGACCCGGCTCATGCGTCGCGCCCCTTCTTCACAGCGAGGCGCCAGCTGTCGCCAGTGCCGGGCTTCTCGTTGTCGCATTCCTTCTGGGCGATCCAGAAGGAGCCCGCGAAGGTGACACCGTCACCACGCGTATAGGGTTGGCCAAGCTTGAACACGCCTCGGTCGATGACCACGGGGAAATTGAGGCTTCGCCGGACCACGGCGTCCCCGCGGCGCAGGCTCAGCGTGATCGTGCGACCGTCTTCCGCGACCGCAAGGTCAAAGTCGTCAAGGTCCAGAGCGTCACGACCATCCCGCCCATCCCTGCCGTCCTTCGGATGCGGAATGCGATCAACGGCGCGCTCCAGCACGCCCTGTGCCCGCCGCTCGAAGTCGAGAGCCCAGCTGGACATGGCGGCCTCGACGATCGGGCGCACGGCCTTCATGACGTCGTCCAGGGACGGTCCATCCCGCCCGTCACGCCCCGGTGAGCCATCCACTCCCGGCTCACCGGGCGGACCAGCATCACCTCGGTCTCCCTTTTCGCCGCGTTCGCCACGCTCGCCAGGCAGGCCTTGCTCGCCTGGCTCGCCGGGCAGCCCGGGAGCTCCATCCTCGCCCTTTTCAGGATGGCGGTTCTCGACCGCTGCCAACCGCAGCTCGATATCGCCAATGGAACGGTGCAGAGCGTCTGTAGCGCGTTCCACATAACCGCGGACAGCGGCGAGCATCGTCTCGGCCGTTTTCTGGATGTCCACTCAGGCCGTCTCCAGCATGCGGGTGATGAGTTGGAACAGCTCGCGCGCCTCGTCGGTGGCCGGCGGCGCATCTTCTGTGGGGGTCGCTGAGGCGCTGGGCTCCGGCACCGTGCCGCCGGCTGGGGCGGACTGCTCGGCATCCCGCCGTGCCAGTGCGGCCAGCGAGAAATTCTGCTGCTGCAGGTAGACCGTATCGCCGCCGGGTACGGGCGGGAGGTCGAGCTTACGTCGTGCCTCGTCGGGCTTCATTACGCCGCCGCGGATACCCTCGCCCAGGTTCTTGATCTGCGTGCCAGGGTCCATTCGGGACAGCCCATCAAGGTCCAGTTCCACGCCGAGCTCGCGGCCACCGATGAACGTCCCCTCGCCGATACCGAGGCCGTCGTCCATGCAGAGCTCGTACTGCTCGATATGGCTCTGCAGGCAGTTGTCGTAGTAGATCTGGTTCAGGATTTCGCCGTTCTGGAACGTCGGCATGTTTCCCACGCCGATCTTGAAGGCGGGAACGTGGAAGGCGGTACAGACCTGCTCCGCCGTGAGCTTCAGCTGCTCGACCATCTGCGCGTCGGTCGAGTTCATGGCCATCTGCTCGTACTTGAGGCCATCACCCAGGACAGCCACGCCACCGGCCTTTTCGCCCGTGTAGTTCGCGTTCCAGTAATCGCGCAGTCGCTTTGCCGGCTCATCGCTGATTTCGGCAGGTGCGGTCAGGATGCCGCTCGGGCGTGCGCCATTGGCGAAGAAGCTTCGCCCTTGCCGCTGGATAGCCAGACCCTGCTGAGAGGTCACCGTGCTCGCGTACAGCGGCGGTATGCCCACGAGAGGGTGGAACAGGCAGTTCATTCGGTCGTGGATGATCTCCGACGCGGGGACGACGATCTGGGCTTCCTGGATCCCGGCGAGGTTATCCTGGTCGAGCTGGTAGAAGACCGACCCATCCTCGGCCACGAGCGGCGTGACCCTCGAAGGGTCGAGGATGTACAGAGCCGTCGCGATGCCACGGCCGTCCCGCTCAATCAGAACGTAGGTGTTCCCCCAGGTGACCTTGGAGATCGTCCAGCATTCCTTGAACTGGATGTGGTTCTGGTAGCGGTTCGGCCGACGTAGCACGGGCGCGAAGGGCGAAGGTGCGGTCACCTCAGACCATATCCGGTCACGGCGCTCCACCAGCTTCGGCCGCAGCTTTCCCATGTCGCGCGCAATGAGGGTCACGCACGCATAGACGGCGAAGAACGCGAGCTGTTGCTCTGTCCTGACCGGTTCGTCGGCCTGCCACGCGCCCGGATACCATTCCTGCACGACGTGCCAGCCCCGCTCGGCGACGGGAGAGAGCATTTTCCCGAACTCCGGTCCGAAGCGGCGCGAGCCGATCGTCTGGACGAATTCGGTGGCGGAGATCGGCATGTCAGCCCTTGGCCTGCATGTCACGGCGGTTGTAGGAGCCCTTCCGTGCGCCCTTTGCCTTGCCAGCCTTGGCGGATTTCGAAGATGAGCCGGACGGGGGCGGCGACGCCGGCTGCGTGCTTTGAGCGCTCGGCTGGCGTGGCGCCGCCGGAGCCGGGGCAGGCGCCGGTACGGGCGGTGCTTCCACGTACGCGTGCGAGCCATGCTTCACGAGTGCAGCCCCGAGTTTCTCGTCGACCCTGACGGTCGTGCCATAACGGCGGTGCTTGATCTCGACGGTCATCCCATTCTCCCTGACCGGGAGCGCGTTGACCGCGCTCCCGGTCCTGCTGCTTCGCCCGATCAGCCGCCCGAGGCGACCGGATCGCCATAGGCCGCACCCGAAACGAACGCGACGGCCGAGTTGCGGCGCTTCGCGAAGTTGATCGGGCGGACGACCTTGATGGCCGTGGATTCCTCCTGGAACATGGAGGTGAGGTTCGTCGGCGAGACACCCGTCGGCGTGTCAGTGGCGCCGGTCGGGGCCGTATCCTGCTCGATCGAGGCCTCACGCGAGATCGAGACCTGGATGCCGTAGTCACCGATCCGATAGATGTCGGAGGGCTTGAGCAGGATGAGGTTGCCCTCCGCCACGTTGTCGCCCGTGACCACCGGATCACCCAGGAGCGCGCCGCCGTTCGCGCCGATGCCCGGGAAGCCGAAGTTGCCCAGGGCGTTCTGCATCAGCGACAGCGCCTTGCCCAGGGCAGGCGTGGTGACGAACTGCAGGCCCGCCGCGTTCTTCGCTGCGATGAAGGTTGCATAGAGCGCCTTCACGTCCTCGATGACGCTTGCGATGTCGTTGCCCGAGCTGGCAATGGCCGCCAGGCCATTCAGGATGCCCGCCGGCGACACGCCCTCGACGCCCGCTGCGGTGGACAGGAACGTCTGGTCGACGCGCTGCGCCGATGCCTGCACAAGCGCGTCGCGGACGAGCTCTTCGGCCGCCGGTGTCGAATCGCGCAGGAGCTCATTCGACACCACCGCCAGCGCCGCCACCTTCAGAGGGCGGAGGGTGACCGTGTTGAAGTCGGCCTTGGTGGCGGGGATGGCCTTCGACTCGCCCACCCAGTAGCCGGTTGCCGAACCGTCCTGCCCCTTGATCGTGACGTTGGCAGGCACCTGGCGCAGCGGGAGCTTGTCGAACACCGTCTGGCCGTAGAGGAACTCGATGAAGTCACCCGTGTAGCGCGCATCGGCCTGCACGAGCTCGGCGCCCCATTCGCCCTGGCCGGTGCCACCACCGGCCACCGCGGCCTTGATGACCTGAACCAGCTGCGGGTTGGACTTGCCCCAGCGCTGCATGGCGATGGCCACCGGGTTGCTGTCTTCAAGGCGGGCGAGCGCCTTGGCGATCACCATCCGGGTGTAGTTCTGGCCCTTGAACTTCTCCTCGGCATCGCTGTTTTTCACGATGATCGTCGGGCCAGCCTGACCGCCACGGGAGCTGCCCGCCTCGGCACCGGACTTGCCGGCCACCGGGGTAGCGCGCTGCGCGGTGAAGCCTTCCAGCTTGCGCAGGCGAGTGATGTCGCCGTCGATCTGCTTGACCTCGGCTTCCAGGCCATCGAATTCTTCGGCCTCGTCGTCTTCCATGGAGCGTCCCGCCTCCATCGACTTCTTGGCGACTTCCTCCATGCGCGCCACCTTGGCGGCACGGGTGTTTTCCAGATCCTTGATCTGGTCGGATACGTTCGGCATTTCGTTAACTCCTGGCACGTTTGATCAGTAGGACCGGCTTCGAGCGCGCGGTCCCGTGGTCGTCCGAAACGCCGGACTTGGAAAGCGCCACGCCACCCTTGCGGCCGAGCGCGGCCGGGGTGGTGTGGCGGGGAGCAGAATCGGCATCGGACACGCCCGCGACGGCGCGGATGCTGGTGTCGATGCTCTTGATCGTCTGGATGGTGGCGGACGCGTTCGCGGGGATCGTCACCAGCGAGAGCTCGATGATCTCGGTCTCGTCGAACTGGATGCCGCCCGTGTCCAGAAATCCGTACTTGAGCGCGCGAAAGCCGATGGAGACGCCGCGCACCAGTTGAGCCCGGACCGACTGCCACGCCATATCCACCAGATCCTTCAGCGGACCAGGTTCGGGAATGACGGGGAGCGTCGCGGTGAACGTGATGCCCTTCTTGGTGGGCTTGTCGAAGACGACGGTGCCCACAGGCTTGTCGGCCATGTGCTGCCATAAGAGCGGCAGCGGGTTCTTGAATGTCGCGCCTAGCGGGTCGACCACGTCCTGCATGCGGTCGGGCTCGGGCGTGGTGGCTGTGCCGGTGATGATGCGCTTCTCGTCGTCAACGCCCTTGATCTCAAGGACGCTGTATGCGCGGTTCATGGTCATTGGGTGGTCCTGGTGTAGCGGGCGCGTCTGGCGCCGGTCGATGCCACGTCAGCCAAGGACGAACATCTGGTAGCGAGGCTGTCGCGGTGCCTCGGGGTTCAGCGACATCAGGGACGCCGCGTTGAACAGGGCCATGAGCGGGTCGATCTTCGCCGTGCCGCTCGCCTGCTTCGTGATGTTGATGGCGTTGCTGGTGAGCACGATTCGGGCGTTACCTACGCACCAGTTCATCATCGGCTGGCCGCCATGGGTCATCGCTCCCTCGGCCAGCTTGCGCTCGACGGTCTTGATCGCGCCGCCCAGCTTCCAGCCTTGGCTGATACCGACAACCTTGTCCTTCGGCACGCCTGCATCCTCAAGCGCGTCGAGAATGCCGCCGAGGCCCGCAGGGTCGACGCCAACCATGTCCAGTAGTCCCGAGTCTTGGATCTGGGCAACGAAGCTGGCGACCTCCTCCACGTCATCCCCGATCTTCTCGACGATGACAAGGTGCCCCTGCTTCTCGAAGTCGCGAAGTGCGGGAGCAACCTCCTTGCGACGCTCGAGGACCGATGGATGGGCCCACGCCCGCGTCCAGACCAGCCATTCCTTGGTCTCACGATGCCGGCCTATCGCCGCGAAGCCGAGCAAATCGTCCAGGCCGCCACCGTCGATCCCGACGTCGATCACCTCGCAGTCGCGGAGCAGGTCGGCAAGGC